GTTCTTCAAGAAAATTAAGAAACGCTTTCTGTACTTGAGGACCAAGATGATCAGCTTCATCAATGATAATACATTTAGGTTTACCATTGAGAGATATAGTAGTAGCGTAATTAAGCATAGATGTTCTAAGAACATCTATTTGACGACCTTCATTTGAACCATTTATCACTATATAATCAAAATCAAGATCTTGACACAACGCTTTCGCACAAGAAGTTTTTCCAGTTCCTGGACTAGGACTTGTGAGCATTAAATGAGTAAAATCTCCATTATTCACATAATCTTCAAAAGTAGATTTTACTTTATCAGGAAGAATTAAATCTTTAATCGTTTGAGGTCTATACTTCTCAACCCATATCATTTGCATTTTCAATGTATAGTTTCCTGAATACTGTAATCAACATTACTATCTATATTATGTATTTGTTCAGTTATCATCTCTTCAGACCAACCTGAATGTCGCATTACACTATACGCCATACAAAACACATCTAAAAACACATCATGCATATCATCACTATAACGGTGATATTGATTTTCCTCAACACTTCTAATCATAGGCATTAACGAATCGTAAATAAAGTGTTCACAATCATAACTGCTATTTTCATAATTACTTTTAGAATCCGACATTACACCATACTCATTGCAACGTGATATGTAGCATCTCGATTGACATTAGACCATTTAGAAATACCATCTCGACATACTTGTATATTATAACTTCCTGGAAGAAGTTTAATATGATAAGTTTTAATACTAGCTTGAAAAACACCACCAGAATATTCTCCGAGTTCAATTGTAAAAGAATTAGATCCAGAGGTTTTAATATCAGCAGCTTGCATCACAATTTTACCATCTCCTCCTTTAATCACTATATCCTCAACTCCTAAAACACTTGATGCTTTTAGAAGAGTGTAGATTGATTCTTCTTTAAGATTAAACTCTACATCTAATGATGGTAGTTTAATATCTTTTTCCGGAGGAGAAATAACTATACTTGGATCAGTATAATAGAATACACAGTTATTATTACCTTCTGATATAATTACATTAGTATCATTAAATGTTAATTCAGGATCATCAAACAAGTTAATTGCTCCTAAGAAACTATTCAAATCATATATAGCACAATCAACTGGGAATGTCTCATCAATCGCGATAGAAGCTAATATATTTTTTTCAGCTGATATTGTATTAAGTCTACTCTCCCCTGTTTTAAAAATAATACTTTGATTAATGGAAGAAACGTTCTTAATAGCTTCTTGGGTTGTTTTACATAGTTTCATATTAAAATCCTCATTAGTTATATTATATTATTAATCATACAGCACATTACTATATATGTTAACTGTTATTTTACATTAAAATCACAACATCGTTTCAGTTAAAACAGAAAATTGACCATCTTTTGTCACGTTGATATTTCTATTAAAATTACCTGCCATATCATCTTTATGAGATATAACAAATATATGTGATTTATCTTGCTCTCTGATAATATTTAAAAAATGCTCAACTCCAGTACTATCCATAGACTTATCAAGAGTCTCGTCTAATATTAATATATTAGTATTTGCGCTGTTTTTAACTCGTGCAAGTTCTCTAAATGAAAATAGAATAGCAAGATCAACTCTCAGCTTTTCTCCTTCACTAAAATTATTATAACCTGAAATTATTCTGCCATTCTGTGTTATAGTCTCGTTAAACGTCTCATCTAAATTCAATATCACATTAAATTCAAATACTTGTAAATATTTGTTAATTATACCATTAAGTACAGGAAGATACTTTTTAATGATTCTAGTCTTAATTCCTGAATCTTTTAACATAATCTCAATAACACTTAAATGATTAGCAGTTTTATTATATTTACTCAATGATCTCCTAAACAATTTTAACTCATCTTCCTTTAACTTAACATCCTCTTTAAGCTTAGAGTCATCTGTAATAGCATCTGATTCTTTTAACATCGTTATCAATGATAACTTCTGATCAATAATAGTCTCATTTTCAGATAACTTTTTCATATTCAACTCCATGACACTTAACATATCATTCATAGAATCAAGCACATCAACCATCTCAACTTTCCCCTCCTCTAACCTATCGATAACACTTTCACTACCAGATATATAACTATTTTTAAATGATTCACTTATAGACTGGGTGCATGTAGGACAAGTTCCATTAGCGTTATTAATAATTTTAATCATACTTTTATTTGATTTTATCCGTGCATCCACATCACTTTTAATGGATGTTAATTTCCGAATTTTACCTTTGATATCTGACGTATCAATTGAACTCAACTCTTTATTCTCGTTGTTGAGTTTTTTAATATCAGCATCAATTTTATTAATTTCTTCATCTAGCTTCTGTAATGACACAGATCGTTTCACATCATTATCATTAATATGTTTACGATTAACATCAACTTCTCTTTCTAATATATCATAATCATGTTGAGTAGATTTTACACTATCTTTTACAATACGGACATGTTCTTTTAACGTAACATTCATACTAGAGAATATTTCTATATCAAGAAGCTGTTCAATAACCTTTCTTCTATCATTAGATGATAACTGCATAAATGGGATATAATTACCTGAGCCTAAGACAACAATCTGTCTAAAACTCTTTTCATTCATACCAAGAACACTCTCTAACCAATCCTGTTGATCACGAACAGCAGCATCTTTATTACGAGGTTTTCCATCAACCGTGATATCAAACTTAGTAGGTTTCATTCCTCTCCGCACGATATAATTACGATCATTTACATCAAACACAATTTCAACTTCAGCTGCTTTGTTATTAATACGATTAATCAAATCAATGTTATTAATCTTTCTAAACGCTTTACCATATAAACCATAACACAATGTATCCAATAAACTTGATGATTTACCACAACCATTAGCTCCCGTTATTAGAGAAGTTCCGCATACATCTAATTCTATGGTAGTTGGAATATTGCCATACGATAATACATTTTTGAATGTTATACTCTTAAACTTAATCACGTCATAGCCTCTTTATACATTTTAGACAACAACCTCTTAATGGATTTTTTATCTGCAATAGTATGTATATCAGATTCTAATCTATCAACCCATCCCAACAAATACTTTTCTGTGTCTATCACTTCAAAATCAGCTACATCTACACTTATTACATCATCAGGTAACACTTCAATGATCTTAACATCAATCGATTGATCTATCAATTTATATGTAAGTAATTCAAAAGAGCTGTAATTCTCTCTTCTCTCTACAATAAGTTTTACTATTTTATCTTTAGGAAGATATTCTAATCCATTATTATATAAACATTGAGCATATATTGTATGAAGATTATCTATATAATCATGTTCTTGTGTTTCTGTATCATATACTACAAAACCTCGAGGATCATCATAATCAGCCCAAGTCATTTCATACGGAGCCCCTATATAATACACGTGACCATCATCTGATCTAGTGTGAAAATGTCCTGAGAATATTTTCTCATATTTGTTTAACGATTCTCTGGATCTAGCTGTGTACTGAGACTTAACACCTTTATTCATATAGAAACCAGCAAGATCAAAATGACCTCCTGCAATTCGGTTAGTCGAGTTTTTGATAAACTCCGCAACACTATCTTCATTCTCTGAGTTGATCCACGGAATTAAATCAATCCCCATCCACTCTTGTGGTACATCTACTATCATATCTTTATCAATTAATAATGATGGGGAATTAACTGATAATGTATCCCTAAAGAATGTATCATGATTGCCTATAATAAATTTACACTCATACCCACCCAACTTAGAAAAGAACATATCACGAGCTCGTTTCACAGCAGCTATATGGATACTTCTTCGATTATCAAAAAGATCTCCAAGATGAAGTATATGAGTTATTTTATGCTCTTCAAGATATGGGAAGAATAATTGTTCATAGAAACGTTGAAAATGATCTGAGAAAATATCAGAACCTTTTTTAAACCCAAAATGTGAATCAGTTAGAATTGCTATCTTCAAATTTTCTCCTTAAATATATTATTAATATGATTATACCACATAAAATGTTATATGTAATTATTATTTCTTAGGAGTAAATGAAACCCTAATCAACACCACGTTAATCCAACAACACCATCACAGGAACATATCGACTAGAGAAATGATTTTCTTGCATAAGATGAATTACTAAACAAGGTAAATGACACGTGTTAACTCTACGATTATTACTCTTCGTGTCTATCCATAGCATCATGCTCAGTATGGAACCGCATATCGTCAGCGTCATGAGCATCAAGGTGCATGAACATTGTGTTATCCGTTAATGTATCATACATCTTCGTCTTAATACGGGTATGCTTCTTCTCCTTCTCAATTCGACGAAGAAACGCTCTCCACACAGTAATGCTAATGTACGCGTACCCTGAATACTTCTGAGGTGCCTTCTCTTTATCATACTTGTGAATGTATTTTAATACATTTTCAATTGCATCCAGTTTCATCTCACTGAGCCATCCCCCAACTCTGTACCCTGAAAAATTCGGTCTATGTGACATCTTCTCAACAATCTTCATCACTGCTTCTGCTATATCGTGAGGGACAATAGGTTTATCTAAACCAGCTTCAGCCGCGTCGATGCATTCAGCGGCGTATTGTTCTAATCGGATAGATAGCGCCACATTATTTACATAGTGCCCTTTTTCTTTATCTGCTGCTATAGACAACTGACGTTTAGTTAACGGTTTCGCTTCAGATAAATCTTCACTCATAATGTAATCCTCATAGTTTAATTCTCTTCATTATACCATATATAGATCACTTTGTTAACTTCCTAAAGGATAAATAACTATAGATACACAAAAAGGATTAACGCTGAAACGTTAATCCCTTTCTAACACAACTAACTTCAAAGGAGTTAATAATGTATACATCTATTTATAGTGGCCTCAACTTTTACGTCTACCTCATTACTGATCTCGATCCTATAGGAACTGAAAAGTATTATATCGGCTCAGCTACTCGAAAAACATTAAAATAATATAGATCCTGAAGAGGATACTTATTATGGATCATCAACAGTTGAACATTTTAACACCCTCCAAAAAACTCGTTCACCTCAATTAGAGCGTGTTATCATTAAAACGTTTTCCTCTAAGAAAGAGTGTCTCGATTATGAAGAGAAGTTACAAAGGGAGCACGAAGCTGCTTCCAATCCTTTATTCTACAATCTAGCGTATGCTAACGGGGGACATCTAACGACTGTTGAATCAACATTAAAAATGGTAGAGACTAGGTCAAATAATATAGATTCAACAACTGGTTTAAATTCGTTTCAAATTGGGAGCATCAAAGCGCAAAAAACGATGTTGAATGATATCGATTTGAAGACTGGTTTAAACGTTATTGAGCGAACGGCTATCAAAGTTAATAAAACAAAGTCGATTATAAATCCAACTACTGGATTAAACATTCACCAAAGTGTAGCTATCCAAGCTGATAAAACGAAGTTGATTGTAGATTCATCAACTAGGTTAAACATTTACCAAAGTGCTGCCATCAAAGGAGCGAAAACAAAATCAATTGTAGATCCATCAACTAATTTAAACATCCATCAAAGTGTAGCGATCAAAGTTAATAAAACGAAGTCAATTATAGACCCATCAACTAGTTTAAACCTCCATCAAAGTGCTGCCATTAAAGCAACGAAAACTAAAAATGATCCTAACTGGAAAAATACTATCGGAAAAGAGTCTTCACAGAAGCGATTCAAAACTATGTATAACCACCAACGTTACGGATTTAATAATTTAGGGCAATTTAACACTGCACCAGCATTAGTTAAAGCTATTAAAAGGTGTTACGGATATAGCCCATCCACATCTAGTATTCAGATACTCAAGAAAACTAATTTCAAAACAACAATCACAAAAGGATCTTTCGCTAGAAGCCAATTCCTTCAATCATTACCAGAGAACCCTGTAGGTAAATCATACTATGATTTGGGATTCTATTACTACGAAGATGTTAAATCTTAATTCGTTTAACAGTGTAGTCCAACTTTTCTTGATTATAATACTTGACGCGTAACTGATAATGATTTAATCCGTAATTTTTATGCTTCTTCCACGACAAATCATCTGCGAGATCATATACTATCGCCTTATCTTTAGTTTCGTGTTTTCTCAACAAACGTCCTATGGCTTGAATGGTTCTGATGCGTGATTTCGTGGGATGAGCTAAAATCATTGAATGGAGTTTGTTAATTGATATACCCGTACCTATAACCGAAATATTTCCAACTATTATAGCATCATCGTGACCCTCTATAGCGTTTCGGATTTCTTCTCGGATATCACCTTTAACCTCTCCTGATATATAATACACTTGCCTATCAGGAGCCATCTCTGATATCCTTGTGAATAAATCCTCTCCTTGTTTGATGAAATTAAACAGCACTATCGTGTTACCTTTTTGCACACTAGCTAATTTGGATATAAAATAGTTGCGATTAGGGTTCATCACAATCCAATCAATTTCTTGTTGATATGTTAATCGTTTACAATCTTGTTTTAGTTCATCGGGATAGTCTAATAATAAACTTTCTATACGCATATCTGCCACAGTATCACTATCAATTAATTTTCTAGTTGTGGTGGTTATGTGTATGGGGCCGAAGAGACCTTGAAGTTGCAATTTGGTCGTTTTAGATTCGTCAGCTGATAATGTACCAGTTAATCCGACTTTATTTGGACAGTCTGTTAATTTATTAATGATATTTGTTATCGTAAGACCTTTTGCTAGATGGGCTTCATCAACCAGAACGCTTTTAAATTGGTTCCAATATATTGTCATAGAAGGATCTTTCAATACTTTTCCCAAGCTCTGCCAAGTAGCTATATACAATCTTCCAGGCCCATCTTTATTGGTACCACCTTTAATAATGTGGATATCTTCTTCGTTGAATGTATCATCGAGTGCAGAGTAGTCTAGTATATCAGCTTTCATCTGATTGACTAATGATAAGTTAGGAACGATTAAGAGAATTTTATCTTCGTGGCTATCTAACCAATATCTAATGAGTTGGTATATGATAGATGATTTACCGCTTCCAGTTGGGCTAAGGATAATACCTCTATTATTTTCAATAATAAATTTAATAGCAGTTTCTTGGTAATCGTAAAGGGTTATTATATTTTGTTTAATCGATATTGGGTATAATGAATGATCAAAGTCTGATGGACCTTTGAATGTATCTTTTATATCTTCTGAATATTCTAGGTTATTAGTATCACAATATTCTACTAGGTTATTATACAGTCCGATTGGGATTGTTCTATCTCGGATATTAAATAAGTGAACAAACCCATCCCATCGACCACTTTTATAAGCAGGCATAAAACGGTATCCAGAGACGCGGAATTTAAACTCTTCATCAATCTGAAGTAGATCACCTGTATCATCTGATGAGATATAAAGATATACATCATCTATTTTTGTTATGTCTATCATATCTAATATCCTCCAGCTTGAAATTTCCTCCAATCTATAAAGTTTTTAATCTTATACCCCGACACATTAAGAATAGAGATCACATCCTTTAGATAATCAACAATGACTTGTTGTAACTCAAGGATCATCTCAATTTCTTGAAGATCTTCATCTGCATTCAGATACTCTTTGATCTCTGTCTTCTGTAATGCATATTTGAAATAGGATTCACCATATCCAGCGTAGTAGCTATATCGATCTCTTCTGATAGTATCACGTTCTTGGGTATACTTCTTTAGTTTGATCTTTTCTTTATTAAGATATCTAAGCCATTTGGAAGATAGTAATGGGATGTTAATTGATACCAGATCAATTTTAGATTGATCGATACAAACGTCTTTCTCCCCTTCAATTTGATATTCATCTAGATTCATATCACAATTATACTACATGAAATAGTAAAAGTAAATAAAAAGATAAACTATATTATGAGGTTTAAACAGCTTCCATATTATATGTAGTGTAACTGAGGCTAACAGATGCTATAAGGGGTTCTCCAACACTCTCTGTACTGAAATCAATAGAACTAATAGTGGTAGGAAATATGTTATGGAATTTCACAACTCTGATTGAATTGTTTCTATTTGATTTTATATATAGCTGTGCTTCCATTAATTGATTTTGAAGATCCCCTGTACTCCTTCCGGTATCTGGATTATACAACTCCATGATCCAATTATAAATCTCTTTCCAGTTTTCATACTTCTCATCTACTATAAATGATAACTCTAATGAATCAAATGTAATCGTAGATCCAGGAAGGTTCCAATCAAGTCCTGGTGTGGGATTATTAATAGAGCTAATACTTATACCAGGAAGATTAACTTCCTTTAAGTGAAATGTAACTGAAGGCAGTTTCTGGAAAATTAATCTAAATGAATTTCCGCTTGCGGAATCTAGTTCCTCAGGGTCAAATAATGATTCGTTTGGTTTTCTCATATTAGTATTTATCGTATCTCGAGATTATTTACATCATTAATAATAAGATAAAACAAACTTAACCAGACCCTTTTTAGATTTATCAGTTTCTTTAAACGCTCTCAATGCAATCAGAAATTGATTCTTTCTTCTTTCATCGTTTACTGGATTTCCATTCATGATATTCTTGATATTAACTCCATTCAAAAGAATATGATATTTGAATCTAAAATCATTCAACATAAACCTAAGTTTTTCAGTTTTAATAATCTTAAATGCTGGAGTAACTGTATAAATAAATTTACCATCTTTTTCCACTACATACCATAATGGTTTATCACCTGAGAACCCTTCTGAACGATTACCTATATTAGTACCATCATCAATAATAGATCTATCAGTTACATTCTTAGCTTCAAGGCTGATTAATTTAATGAGTTTTTTGATATAATCATTTCGTTTGTATTGAGGATCAAGAGCAAGTCTCATCCAAGCAGCGTATCTTAATATACTATCTCTTGTTTGTTTAAGTTTCTTATGGTACGCTCCTCCTAGATATCGGAACTCAATACGATCATCATTGGTAAAATTAACACCAAAGAATTTTCCTCCTCTAATCATATCCTTTACTTTATTCTCTCCCCCTGGACCATCGACTTTTAAAGTTTGAAAATACTCGTTACTAGATACACCATCCCATTTACCATCTAAATCGATGATAAAATCTTTAACTGGTTTTGCATATCTATTATCTTTTCTATTAAAATCTTTATAGATAGCTCCTTCTTCAATAAACAAGATTAATTTAAGCCAATCAAATTTACTCATATCATATCCATCAAAACTCATATTAATATGTAAACCTGTATTATATTCATTCCCTGTATCACCATACAGATCGATCCATTTATACATCTTCATTAAAGCATCTAAACCATCTTTAAGTGTTAATATAGATGATACTATTTCAACTCCTCCAGCTTCTAAAGACTCATCTCTAGTAATTGTCCAAACAGTATAATCAACATCAGAAGAATTTATTTCAATTCTAGGTTCTCGACCAGTTATTTTAACTAAATCTTTCCAAGCAGAACCAGTTTTATCTATAACAAAATCCTCATTATAATAATTATCTATTACTACAGGGAGATCCAAGAATAATGTAGATTCATATACATCACCATCTTTAATATTAGTCACACCATAATCTGTTATTTCATATACCATTGATATAAATTCTTGATCCTCAGGGAAAAACCCTCCTAAATACTCTACGTAATCTACATACTCACCATACGACACATCATACGACACTGTATCAAAATATTCTATTACATCTGAATTAACAGACTCACCGTAATCATATGGATCCATAAAATCGAATTCTCTGAGTTCAGCTTCAAGCTCAACTCTTTCATAATTAGTAATACTATCACTATTTAATTTATCTTTTACATCAGCTATAGCATTATCAAGCATAGATCCCATATCAGAAACCCAGTCATTTCTAGCTGACACTAAATTATTACCATATTCTACCAATTGAAAAACTAAGATATCAAAATCTGATTGTATAACATCAATCTTAAATGTATTGGTCTCAATAAGATCACACTTAGCAATCTCAAACTCTATACCAATTCTTATATTAGTATCTTTTTCAGCTGTTTTGAAATCTTGAGCAGATACCTTCTCGAGTAGTGATAGTGCTGTGGAATATTCTAGAAAATTTTTCATGGTACCTCGTCAAATACATGTAATACTTTCTATTTATGCTTATTTTATTTACGATTATTCCCATGATTTAGAGTACTCTTCATCTTTAAATATTACCCCTAATCCAGTAATATGCTTAAAACGCAGAACCTCATCTTGTTGCATCCCAAACTCTTTCATAACTTGTTCATCTGACCAACCTCTACGGATTACATCAGCTACCATATCACTTGTAGGAATCACACCATGAACACCTCGAGCTAAATTATGACGAATCGTACTACTCATCCTATCACTAACAGAACTGGTAGTATCATTAATAATGCTAATAGGAGCATATCCGTGCAATCTCAGTTTTATATCTTTATCACCTTTAACTGACTTAGTCCTATGAGCACCATCAACAATCTCGTACCCTTCTTCATTCTCCATAGTAACGATGGGCATAGTGAAGCCGTCTTTTTGAATAGATAATTTCAGTAAACGCATTTCAGGTCCTGCTACTGAGTTGGGGTTCCAGTCATTAGGTTTCAATGTATCATTAGGTACCCATTTAACATAATCAACTGGTTCATTTTTAAATGGACTATATTCATGAATAGTTTTCCGAAGATCGTTAATTACTTCTATTAAAACTTCTCCTTCTAATTGAGATAAAAGATCAATGATAGAATCTTTGATAGGATCTTTAAGTGATAGAGCGGACTCATTTAATTGTTGTTCGATTGCATTCATAATATATTCCTTTGAGGTTGTAATATTACTATACCACATAAAATGACAAAAGTTAATATATTTTGATAAATAACTACAGAAACGCAAAAAGGAATAACGCACGAACATTATTCCTTTTCTAACACAACAATAAGGATAGTTATTATCATGCATACATCTATTTATAATGGTTTCAACTTTTATGTTTATTTAATAACTAATCTAAATCCTATAGGAACAGAGAAGTATTACATTGGTTCATCATATCGTAAAAAGCTTCAAGATAACAACATTGATCCAGAAGAGGATAATTATTATGGATCCTCTTCAGTCCCCTATCTCAGAGAGCTTCAAGATAATCACTCAATCCAATTAGAACGAATCATCATTAAAACGTTTTCGTCTAAGAAAGAGTGTGTCGATTATGAGGAACAACTACAAAGAGAATACGAAGCAGCTTCCAATCCTTTATTTTACAATCTGTCATACGCTAATGGTAAATTTATATCTGATTCAGAGACAGCTAGAAAATCAGCAAACACAAAATTGAATAACATTGATGTGAATGGACTCAACACTCATCAGAGAGTAACTGAAATCAGATTAAATGATATCGATGAGAGTGGTTTAAATTCATATCAGAGAGCTAACAAGAAAGCTAACATTACACGAAGAGGTGATATTGATAAGGTAATTGGATTCAACAAGGATCCTCTCAGGGACGGTTTAGATGGAGGAACAAAATTAATGGAGATCAAACATCCGCAAAAGAATCTCCCGGAATTGATTGGGAGAGAGGTTCTAATTTAAAGGGAATTAAACATCCTACCTTTAAAGGATATTATTGTTTCAGAGATGTTATTAAAACCACATCAGCGTTAGATATGGTTAATTATATTCAAGAGATGTATCAAGTATCAATATCTGACACATCCATTAAATCATACTGTAAACGTGATATACTAATCAATGATAAGTCATATCAACGAAATAAACTCCTACAACAACTAGGATCGATAGATGATGTTGTGGGATTAACTAGCACTAGTCTTGGGTTTCATTTTGAAAGTTATAATCATTGACCAACTTAACTAATCTATCAAAATCAACCTGAACCCCTTTTCTCACAGCGACTTTAGTTCCAGCTTCAACATCATCAATCCAATCACGAATATTCTTATTCTGAGCAAATGATAAACTCTTGCATATGAAGTCAAGTTTTAGAATTGTCATTGACATTCTAGCCCAACTAGGAGCTGATTTATCTCCAAGTGATTTGCCTTCAATGATATCCGGAATATCATCAAATGGATACCCATTCCTCCCCCACCATTCAATGAAAACAGCAAACTTCCTCATATACTGAGCAGATGTCACTTTAGGAAGAGTTTTTAACATATATAATGTATAATCTTTCCATGACGGCATAGCTTCAGGTAATCCAGTACCTCTATAATACCCTAACGCTTTACTTCTAGGATTCTTAGCTCCGAAATTTGCTCCCTGCACTCTATTAACAGTTCGATTCCAAGTCTCTGGTTCGATTGCATGAAACTGATCCAGTCCTTGTTTCTGATCATCCCCATACGGTTGACATATTCTCATCTCATGGATACTTTTACCATTAAGATACATATGATCATATAATTTATTATACGATAAATCATTCTTACCAATATATCGCCAAACATCTTCCGTCCGCCAATCATATATCGGATATCCATTATAAGTATTTGGATTAACTTTAGTAGTATAATGAACACCTTTATATCTTGACGCTCGTTCTCCTGTAACCGTTCGGAATCGATTGAGACTCTCATCTGATCTAATTCCAACTAGATTTATTAATGTTCCTCCCAACTTATCATTGAAATATCGTGATAACAAAGGAGCAAACTCCTCAAACTCCATTCGATCTCTCCAAAAATCAAACTCATGATTATCTATATTAATTACATAAGATTCAGGGGGCATAGGACGAATCCAATGCTCTTCATCTTCAGGATCCCATGGAGTCCAATAAGGCTCATGTACACTTGTTCCATTTCGAAGGTTTAAAGGTAAACAAATCCAATATGGAATTACATTAGGAAGCTCAAGAATCTCTTTAATATGAACATCTGTCATCTTATAATTACCTTCAAGATCTATACAATATACATGAAGAGGTCCTATCCCCATCTCTTCTGCTACCTCAAGAGCAAGGTGCGTCATAACAGTTGAGTCTTTACCTCCAGAGAATGCAACAGATACGTGATCAAATTCATCGAACATGTATTCCAATCGTTTCTTAGCGGCTACGTATACGTCATCTGTTTTATAATGTTTAGGCATTATATAAGTATACAATATAAATTTAAAGATGTTCATGATTAATCATTTCAAAATTCCAAAATTTCCGTATTTTCTGGAAAAAAGGCTATATAACCCCTTATAAACACAGGGGCATTTTTCGGTGATTTACGCGTCTGCAGTGATAGTACCTATTTTACACTAAAAATCAACGTTTTCGATGATTTACCAGAATACAGGTTATATTGACTTAAACTTCCCCAGATCAAATTTGAAATATTTATACTCACCATTTTCTGTATTATAATATGCTACACCTTTAATAGGTCCCCCCAATACCCAATCATCTCCAGGACAGTTAATGGAAGATATACATTGTTCAGTAATAACATTAAACTATTGCTTATGATCTGTAGTAAACCCTTGTTTATTATAACATTCACCAGGATCCTCATTGTACCAACTATACAACCCACTTTCAATGTATGATCTATACTTCGACCACTTTAACTTAGCGTGTTTATACAATCGACTGTTACAATATTGTTGCTTTTTACCATGAAACCGCTCTATTACAGATAACATCTTATACTTATTCTGCCCTTCAACGAATTTACATAACAAAATGTGAACGATAAAATGCTCCCTAAATGTTAATTTAACTAGATTATCTTTGCTATCCGTTCCCCAAGAGACTTAGGTATAATGTGATGTACTTCACCATCAACGTAATCTAATCGATCAAGACCACGATCAATAATATTAATATACCATTGGTGATATTTGTTGATAGGGGTATTTTGATTTTTATTATAAATAGACATGTGCTTAATCCTTAAAATTGTTACAGTACCGCTCTTGGGATTACAGTCCGCGAAGAGCTTTCATTTTATTTATCGATACCATTTACTATATACGCAAAAAACCCCAGAATAAATCTGGGGTTTCTATTTTAGCCGTTTCCGACTAAGATTTTAAACTATTACTAGTCTAAAGTTACTGTCACAGATCCAGCAGAGAACGTTATAACATCCCCGTTTGTCAAAGTCTTCGCAAAGTTCATTGGTGTATGATAAAGAAGGTTACCAGCAGAAGCAGCATCATAGATACCGATATGCGTGTATGTTGCAGCAGAAGCACCGTCAAAAGCAGGGAAGCTGATTGCAGCTGTGTTAGAAGCACTATTACCATTTACATTAAAAGTAGCAGCTTGACGAGCATAAGAAGGGAAACCAGCTCCAGCTTCGTTAGCAGTTGTGTTAGCATCACTAAGATCAGCAGTTGCTAATGCGATGAAAGGAGAAACTCCAGCAAGAGCAACACCATTAAGTGTAGCGTTAAGAATAGCAGTTTCAGCGTAATTACTAAATTCAGACATGATTTTTAATTCCTATAAAAGTTAAAGTTGACCAAAGAGGCCATAGATAAAATATCTAGTGTTATTTATCTCCAATGTAACCTCCATTATAAATAATATCATGAATGACATTCAACAACAATTCCAAGATCAACATATTCAAATTAACGATAACAAATACTTCAAATGGTATTGTAATGTTATCAATAAGCGATTAACTGATCCTTGTATCGCTTCTAGAATCGAGAAGCATCACATAATACCCAAGTGTATCGGAGGGATTAAGCTTGTTCATTTATCATTGAGAGAGCATTTTATAGTGCATTTATTATTAACAAAGTTCACTTCTGGTAAGTTTAAGTATCAGATGCATCACGCTTTATTGATATTTAAATCTGATAATAGATATCACTCATCAAGATTATATGAGAGTAATAAGATGCATCATATGAGATACAAAAGTTACAGAAATATAGAGTCTGATAAGTATGAGTGGTTTGATGAAAATCCTGGAGTGGGGTGGGTATTAGAGGGAACCAGTAAAAACATGAAGTGGTGGATCGATACTATCACGTTAAAGTCTACTATGATGAGAGAGTGTCCTAGTTCCACTCATATTAAATGGGGAACTACTCTTGGTACTAATACTTACAATAATGGAGTTAGAGAGATTAAACGAAAAGAATCTCCTGGGGATGGGTGGATTAGAGGTTCTTTATCTAAGATGAAGGGTAATGATAATTGGCAAGTGAGTGGTCATTATGAGCTTAATGGATTACATTTTCTACTTGCATCTGAGTTAGCTGATCACACAGGATTAACTGAAGGGACGTGTGTGAATATATGTAAGAAAGAATTGGATGTTATCATTACTGAGATGCATTTAAACAGAAATATATATCTTCAAAACCTCTCTTACAATCCTATAGGGTTATCTTGGCGTGAAATAGGATTTAATTATACAGGAGATTTAGATAAGAAGACGCGTAAAGGAACTTCAGGTATCAACTCTAAAGGGATGTATTCATATCAAGATAAATGTTATCGAAGTGCTAAAGAGTTATCTGATGCAACTGGAATAGGAATTGGTACCATTAATAGACATAAGTATGCAAATTATGATGTATTAATAACTAAAAGAAATATAAGTCAATCTAGTTGGCTTAAAGGGTTACCATTTGATCCTGAAGGTATGTCGTATAGAGAATTAGGATTAGAGTTTCATTCATATTAGAGAAGC